GGCGATGGCATTGGCATTATCGATATAGGCGGCACGGTCGGCAGCAGGCAGGAAACTTAGCGCCTGCTGCAAGCCCTGATTGGCCCGTGCTATCGCTGCTGTGTCTTGATCAGCTTCCGGCTTGATGATCGCAGCATTGGCCTTGATCGCCGCGTGGCCATCAAACAACCGCTTGCGCATCGGCTGATCCAGCAACAACGCTGCCTGAAACGCCTTGTCCGCAGGGTCCACCATATTGGCCACATCACGCGCCATCCACCACGGAAACAGCGCAACCGTGTCCATCACTTCGCTGTAACCGGCGGTGCCCGCCTGCTTGCGCGCGGCCAGCGCATGCGCCTCATTGGCAGAAATCGCATTCATGCTACCATAGGTTTGAGATGCGCCGCGCTGCCATTGTGCTCGCGCGGCAATTTCCTCGGCGCTCCATGTCGTCAGCGGCGGCGGCTTGGTGCCTGCCGGGGCATGCAATATCGCCCAGCCTGCCGGATCGCTGTTGAACTGACTATCCAGCGGCCCGCGATGATCTTGCAGCCATTTGATTTCCGCCTGCTGCACCGATGTTCTTTGCGATAACGCGATACCGCCCAACCGTGTCAGCGCCGCTTCGCGCTGTAACGGGGGCTGGCCTTCATAGACTTGGGCAAAGGCGCTATCCTGCACCAGCCCTTGCAGCTCTACCGCGCCAGACGTATCGCCCATGGCTGCAAGGCGGGGTATCAGCTGTGCCGCTTCAGCGCTCACATCCTCACCATTGCTTGCCCGCGCTTTCAGCGTCTGGGCGGCTTCTGTGATTTGTCCTTTTTCAGCCGCTGCGGCATGTTCTACCGCTGCCTCGCCGCGACGTATCTCTACATCGGCGCCATTGCGCAGCTGGTCAATCTGCTGCGGATCAAGCTTGTCGTCAAAATGACCGGCATCCAGCATCGCCTTGGCCAACTGCGGATTGGTGTCATTCAGGTGATTGATGAAGGCGATGCCATATTTCTGATCGATCAGCTCGCGCTTGGCCTTCTCGCGCGTATCCGCATCCAGCCCCGGCATGGCATCAATCGCAGCATAGCCCAGCTTGACCTCTTCAGCATAGGTCTTGGCATCAGGTGCCCGCCGCACCCGATTGGCTCCAATATCGGTCAGCGCCGCAATATCCGTAACCGATTTGGCCGTGCGGTGTGCTATCTCGAAGGATGCCTCGCTGCCATGCAGCCGCGCAGAATATTCAGTCCATTGTTCCGCGGCCTGCTGCCGCACGGCATCATCGGTGATACCTGCCAGCAACCTGTCTTTCGCGGCCTCATTGGCCTTGCCAATATCTTGCGTATGGCCCGCTGCACCGGGGGCGGCATTGCTGCGCTTTTCCAGTACAATATCATCCATATTCTGCCGGTGCAGAGCAAAACGATGGGCAAAATCAGCCGCCTCATGCGATGCCCTCTCGCGCCGATCCAGCTGATAGCTGCGCAGCTGGTCAGCATGCATCTGGTCGCCCGCCTGCCCCAGCGCGCTGCCAATACCTGCGCCATACCCCTCAGCCCGCGCCAGCGGCATCGCCGCAGCCGCTCTTGGCGCTACCCGCTGATCATATCCCGCTTCAGAGGGCATCAGCGGATCCCCGTCACAGTGATGCCCCGGCTGAAATCACCATAACCACCCGCAGCGGCGCTGGCCGCCGGAGACTGGCCGCGTCGGGCATCGGCCCAATCATTGCGCATCGAAACATATTTTGAACCCGCGCCAATCAGCCCTTCCACCAGCCCCAGTCTGCCTTCGCGGCGGCGCTGATCCCCTTCGCTGCGCAGCGCACGAGCCTTGCCCGCTGCATCACGGCGCACCTGCATGGCATCCAGCGCGGCATTGACCTGACTTTCGGTCAAGGCATCCAGCGCCGATCCGGTGCCGGGCATGAAGCCATTGGATGCTTGCGCGGCCAGCTGCTGCCCAATGGCCTTGCGCGCTTCGCCCCGCACCTGCAATTCCTGCGCAGAACCGGCAATTTCCTCTTCTCGCGCCTGCGCATACAACGCGGTCTGGTTCTGCTTGCCCGCCGCATTGGCGGCAAGACCCTGCACCAGATGGCCACCAATGCCCAGAATTCCCGGAAGCGCGCCGCCAAATAACTGCATCACACCATCTCCAATAGGGAGACATGAGCCGGGGAAACAGGTGCCTTCGGCACCTCGGAGCCTTCCGGCCCCCTCGCGGGTAGCGAAGATATAGAGGCCGATGGTCGAACATTAGTGGAGGCGACCAACTCAAAAAGCATCACGCTTTCACCCGCAGCGCCAAAGCGCCGCAGCAGATGCGCCGCCTTCAATCCCAACAGTTGTGCCCAGCGGCATTCTGGTGTCGGCACTGTCATGGCGAGCGTCACAATCTGCGCACTATCCAGATCAGGGTGCGCCGCCAAAGTCTCCTCGATGTCAGCCGCGCGGGCGTGAACATCAAGCCGCGCCAGCCCGCAACCTTCCACCTGTGATTTTACAAAACGGGTCAATTCAAGATGGCAGGCGCCAATCCCGCTGGCCAGAATGGCCCAGCCCACGCCTTGCTGGCCGGGAAAGCCTTCGAATATGCCAAAGCAGGCCACCAGACGTGGGCCACAGAAGCAAGACCATGCCACCGGCTGTCCTGCCAGAGCTTCGGCCTCCTCGCGGCTGTACGCGGCTTTCAGGCCCAGTGTCAGCTCCTGCGAAGGCTGCGCCGCAATCGCCAGCAGATCATCCGCTGTAAGGCTGGAAAATCTCAAACCTTCATACATCTTGCTCATCCACTTCAAGGCTGAGCATGGCGGCGGTGATGATCGCCGGAAGCGGCGCGTCAGAAACAAACCGCACCGCTCCATCTCTATCATAGCTGGCATCAACCCGGCCAAAGGCATCGCCCGTGAACAACGGGATGGGTGCATCCATCGCTGCATTGGCCGGGCGCTCAATAATCTGCTCAAGATGCCCGGTCGGCGTGCCCACTTTCAGGCCCACGCTATCGAGCAGGCGCAGCATCGCCTTCCGTACCCGCTGGGTCAGCCCCTGTATGGACCCCAGTCGCAACTTGGCCTCTGGCCGCAATGTCACCGCCACCGCCGTGTAAGACAAACCTACAATCAGCGTATAGGGGCCGGATGGGACATTGGCTGGGGGCAGATCAAGCGTGCCATCACCTCCCACGCTCATCCCCGGTATCACGCCGCCGCCCGCCAGCACCGCAACAGGCTGGCCCGCCAGATGGTTGAGCCCGCTAAAATGCGTCTGCCCGCCAGTCGCAGCCGCTTGGGTGCCGCAATCGACAAAAAATGCCTGATCAGCGGCATCGCCCGACTCGCGCCATGCCGTCTGCCGCCAGATTTCACGCTTGATGCCACTGGGCGAAGCGCGGCTTACCAGCAGCCACAATTCGTCAGACTTGCCATCCTCGCCAACAACTGAAACCGCGGAAATCGCCTGCGCGCCATAGCCCGATGCGTTGGCCAGAACCGTGCGGGTAAACCCCTTCATCTCTGCCCTGGTATCGGCATGGCATACCAGTTGGCCATCGCCGCGCACGGAGGCGAACAGGCCAAAGGGTACCCGCTGATAGGCCAGCTGGATCAGCCCGCCCTTGGTGATATGCCGGGCTGCCGCCGTCAGATCGACCGCTGTATAACGGTCCCGGGCAAAATCATAACCGGCAGATCGCAGCCGCCGTGCGCCGCGCTCTACCGATATGGTTTCAGTGCCAACCTGCACGGGCCAGATCGGCTCGCTGCCATAAAAACTTTGCGGGTCCGCAGCGATATTGTCGCCAGATACTGCCAGCGCCGCATTGATCGCGCCAACCGCCAATTCCTTGCCCGCCGTGCCAACCAGCAGCTTGCGGTCTACCGCCACCCATAGCGGAGGATCCTCGGTGGCAATCGTGCGGCGGAATGAAAGGTCCGCCGCCAACGTGCCGGAATTTGTGGTACTCTGGAAATTGACCGTGCCGCCGCCAAAGTCGCCCACAACCGAACCGTAAATATCATAATTTTTGAAATGCACTTGGCGGCCAAAGCCATGGCAGACCAGCGATGGCCAGCCCTCCGCTGCTGAAAAGGCGCAATGCGCCCAGCGGTGCGTCGCCAGCGTTATCACTTGGTCAGGAAGGCGCTTGATCACATCGGCCGTCACCTGTGTAGGGCTGGTGAAGCCGGTGATTTTTACCGTGCCATACCGTTCATGCAGATAGGACCATTTGATCCCGAACGGCCCCTTGGCATTGATCACATCATTCCGGCCTTGGCCATCCCACTCGCTGCCGCTGGCATGGATAGGCACGCTGGAACCAGTATTGCCCGCTGTCGCCGCCTGATAGGCCTTGCCATCGCTGCGCACGATGTCACCGATCACAACACCGGCCATGCCCGGTTCCCACACTTTGATCGTGGAAAAATCCTTGGCCTCTAGGCGGAATAATGCGCCAACATGGCCAGCGGCAAAGATCGCGCTGCTCGCCGTCACCGTGATCGCGGCACCACTGGCGGCGGAGGCGCTCACCGTCACAGCTTCATCGCTGTTCTGATCCAGAAACGGGCCATTGTTCAGCACGCTATTGGCATGGGTGAATGTGATCGCCGTCGCCCGCGTCAAGGCTGCCGGAGCATAGGACGCATGATCGATATACAGCCGGTCATAACTTTGCTGCAAGGACAGACGCGGTGCATCGGCGGCGGCATAGGGCGTCACCGTTTCATACGGCACCCCCGGCGATGTCTCGATGCGGCCCCCATTGGTATAGAACCGCGCTTTCAGCTGGCTCCATTCAATAACATATTCCTGCGTGATCGAAAACCGGAAGGCGCTCAGCCAGCTGGCAGTTGGCGCGGCATCGCAGATATATTCAAAGCCGGGCCGTTTCACCAGCGGCCCCTCATTGATCGCCGCGAAATTCTCACACAGCGCAAGTCCATAGGCGTAGTTATCGGTATCAACCCGGCCAGCCATCAAAGGGTCTATTTCGCCGCCCAAAAAGGCCGGTATCAGATGGCGCAACGCTGCCATCAGGAAAACCGCGCCAATATCCAGTCGCACTCTTCCTGCTCAATCGGCGGGTTTTCCAGCGCGTCCACACCCTTGGCCGCATTCAGCGCCGCCATATATTCCTGCCCGCCCTGCTGCTCACTATAGTTGGAACCAGCGATGCGGCGGCCACACTTCATCGCCAGACGGCAACCAAAGGCCTCCGCCGCCAGATCATCCCACAACGCCAACTCCGCCACATCCACCAGACAGCGCACATAGAGCGGGCCGGTGATGTTGCAGAGCACGCTCTTGCCTTCAAGCTGGTAATCGGTGCCAACCTCAGGGCTAAGCACCTCGATCAGGCGCAGACTTTCACCAGGCAAAGGGAAGCTGGCGGCAAAGGGATAGGGCACACCGCCGCTAAGAGATTGTGCTGCAAGCTGAAAGCGTTTCATGGCAAAATTCCATGATCCGTCACGTATCGCAGCGCGGCGCTCAATATCCCATACGGCGCGTAACGTGTTGGTCACCAACAGATCATCGCCCAACGACAAAAAGCGCACTTCCGCGCCCAACCGCGTTGCGGCAATCTTCGCTACCTGAGTTTCCGATGCCACCTGCGGCCCCTACTTCATCAGGCCTACAATGGTGGCCATGGGCCCTTCTGAACCTTGAACTGCAACGCTTCGATCATCAGTACAGCCTGTCCTTTGGTCAGATTGGTGTAATCGATATTCAGCGACATTGTGTCGCTTTGCGCCTCGGCAGACCCGACAGCCACCGCCACATCCTGAAGCTTGACCTTGCCGCGCTGCACTGTGAATTTTGCCTGTGCCATGCCGGACTACTCCTTGGCTTGTTTTGATATTTGGCGGGGAGCGCGTTGTTTTCGACGCAGCAGCAGCTCCCCGCACACGACCACCTCAACCAGCCCGCAAGCCGGTCGAAGCCCCGAATTACTTCACGCTGGCAAACTCCAGATCGAAACTGGCCAGAACCGCACCGCCCACACCGCCAACACCCAGGGTAATCCAGATGTCCTCGTCAGCCAGCAGCGCGCCATCATCCAGTGTCGATGCCAGCGGGCCCAGCACAGTCGGCAGATTAACCGCTGTCAGCAATGCTGCGTTTACGTATTTGGCCGGGATCGCCAACGTGCCAATGCTGATTGTGGTTGTACCAAAGCTGGTGTCCGTCGCGGCATAAATTCGCCGCCCGCAACCGGCCAAGGAATATCTTGTCACCATTGGCCCAGGCCTGTCCGGCCACCTTGGAGGCAACCGTCACGCTTTCCTTGGCGCTGACCTGACGGCCATCGGCCTTGGCCGCTGGAATGACGGTGCCATCCGCCACACCCACTTGCTGCAATGCATATAAATTAGCCATCGCCGCTTATCCCTTCACATTAAGAATGATGCCGGACATGCCCGGCTGCGTGCGCGTGGCCGCCACTGTTGTTCCTGCAATCACTTGTACAGAACCCAGAAGGTCAAGGCGCTCACCAATCAAGGTTCTTATACGCTGCCAGTAATTCGCAACGATCCCCGGCTTGACCCAGAACGGCGTCTTGCGGAAACCGCTGCCATCGGTCGCAAGGGCTGGAACTGTGCCCAACATGGCATTGTCCAGCTCCATCTGGATGAAGGTCCAACCCAGCAGACTGCGCAGCACGCCATTCACGGCTTCGCCGCCATAACTGGCCTTGAAATCTGCACTTGTGGCGGGAACTTCGCTCAGCAGCTGGGCATTGTCGTCCGCCGTCAGCACCATGAACTTCTGCTGATCCGGATCAACATAGCCCTGCGCCAGCAGCTTGTTGGCTGCGATCAACTTGGCCACATTGATCTTCTGGTTGCCGGCGGCGCCGCCTTCCGTCACTGGAATGATCTGCCCGGCAGCAAAGGGCGTAGTCACCGTGCCATCCTTGCCGCTGATGATCGACCCATAGAAGCCTTCAAGAATACGGCGATCACGGGCGCGGTTGATGGTGCCCGCGCCAGTCATCACAGACGTGCCTTGCAGATCTATAGAAGTGCCGAGTTTATCTGCATTATCAATCAAATCAGGATAATAGAGTTCATTGGGCTTGGCGAGCCACACGCCATCATAAGTGGCATTGTTGAACTTTGTAGCGCCGTGGCGCTCATCCGCTTCCTGCGGCATAGTATTGCCGATCAAGTCTTTGATCTTGACCTTCTCCGCGCTGGCATCATCCTGCACAGTAACGGCATCTTCGAGCTTGGACTTCTGCTGTTGCAGCACCATCTCAACATTATTTTTGTATTTTATCTGCATGGCAGGAGTGACATTGATCGACATGGCCGCAGCCCTTTCGTCAAAACGGTTGATCCGGTTTGCGAAGGGCTAAGGGGCCAAAGGCCCGACCTTTCTATCGTTTAACGCCTGCAATCGGCGGCATGTATCCACTGCTGGGCCCGGGACGTCATCGCAAACCGATGCCGCTAAGCCAGGACTTGAAGCCGGGAAAATGAGTCTTTCCCCGGCTTCTGTCAACCCCCCTTTAGGC